TCGTGTGCATGTCCTACTTCATGTCCAATAAATAAATCATACATGGAGTTGGACATCTCTTTCCAAACAGGTAAATACAGTTTACGATTCTTAACATCAAATGCTGCTGTTGGCATTTTAGCGTCATGGATAACATCAATATCTTCTGTCGCTAGTAGTTTTGCTAATACTGATTTTACTTGAACATTGTTTGGCATATCTAAAAGTCCTCACTTTTTATTTAATATACATACATTATGCACTCTGGCGAACCAAGAGTCAAGCACTTTATGCTAATCTTTTGAAATCTTTTCTATATTTATTTCAAAGACTTAGGTCCAAGGACAAAGATATTTCCCTTCCACCTGCTGAATATCCAGGTAAAATCTCAAAATTCCTGTCAAAAATGTCCCTAATTTGGAACCCTATACGATATCTGGGTGTTAAATAGTAACCCATATTGAAGTTGAAACTTGATACATTATCAATAGGACTGCCATCAAAATCATTACCCTTATCAAACTGGCCTACATATGATATTAGATAGTCCCAACCAGGCAATGGTGAGCCACCATACCAGGATATTTTAGTTTTATATTTGGCTACTCTAATTCTATCTGAATCTGTATAACCAACCATCACATGTAATGCTCCATCATCTGAGAGTAAATGCCTCTGATACTTTATACCTTTGGATTCATATGATCCTGCATTTACATACATATTATCTTGGAAGTTGTAATCAATACTTTCACTAAAATTATAATACCATGAAGTAAAATCTCCATATGATATTTGGAAACCTTCTCCTTTCTCAGGTTGTAAGTTAGGATTTCCTTTAACCCAATCATCACCATATCTCTCATATAAATTTGGTGCTCTAAAACTATTTGATATAGCCCACTTAACACCAGCAACATCAAAGCCAGCTCTTAATGTTATTTTATCCTCTTCATACCTAGCTCCAAAAGCAAATTGTTCTTGTGTATAATTTAAATAAGTTGCGAACCTCTGATCCCATGCACCATTATATTCTTCTCTGTGTTGCTGTGCGCCTAGTAATAGGCCAGGTTTTACTTCTTTATTAGCATCTATAAAATACTTTTCACTAACTGCATTCCAACCTGTATTGTGTTCAACATTATTACGACTATATCCTAGGGTAAGCCAATCACCTCTGATTGATGTGTCATACTTCCTTCCTTTTTGTGTGCAATCATTACTACCACATGCATCATAATCATATTTGTAATCTTGCATTACTGAAATTACTTTCCATTGTTTCCATTCAGTTTTAGTTTTTAATGTAGTGTTCTCAAACCAATCCTCTTCATTGTTATCTGTTTTAACAGAACCGTTGGAACCTTTATATCTAGAAACTTGAAACCAATCTGTTCCACCTATGAGGTAATTAAGTTTCTCACCTGTCTTTAAAAAGAATTCTCTACCATCAAAGTTATCCTCTATAAGTATAGTGCCTGCCATTGAAGAACTACCATATAAAGAACTGTTAGGTCCGTGAATTGTTTTGTATGATTGGAATGAAGGTAGATCAGTTCCAAAATCATACCAACCAGAGCCAGGATCATTAACAGGTATTCCGTTCCTATAGACTGCTGTATGTTTTACATCAGTTCCATTTGGACTATGTCCTGCAAATCCACCAACACCACCGGGTTGATATATTTTTGTTGAATCTAATCCTTCTATGACTGAATTGTCATATTCAGGTTGTGAATAACCTATGGATTCTTTTGCACCAACTACTATTATTTCTTCTAGATCAGAGGCCACCGCTTCAGATGCTATCATACATAAAAAAAGTATGCCCAAAATAATCAGAGCATACTTACCACTTCTCTTCTTCATACTAATCCTTAATTATTAAAATCGAAAACGCCAGTAATTACTCCTGACTTTAAGTCCTCTACTAACTTACGACAACGGTAACCCCAATAAGAACCACACGGATATAAATCATGTTGGAGAATTACCTTATTTGAATGTTTGTTGTAGTAGCTACTTCCAGATGTTGAACAAGTAGGGACTGCATACAATGGCATGTTATTCGTATCCATTTCAAAATAGCATTGCATGTTTCTAGTTTTTTTATACCCAGGAACAATAATAGTACCGTGTGGGAAGTGTGTTACATACGGTTCAATGGGGTGTTTATTTTTCTGCCATTCACTACCTAACCACCCACCAAATAAAATACCGCCAATCACATCTCTTGTATCTGCTGCTTCTGCTTTAGGTGAAATGCCTGCTAACAAAGCAAATATAAACATTACAGCTGTAAATTTTGCAAATTCTTTCATTTCTTTCTCCTATTTAACTACTATTATGAAGTCTTTGAGGGCTTAAGTAAAGCTTTTTTCTCTGTTTTTGGTCCTCTAAGTTTTTTGTTCCTAGCTTCTAGTCGTTTGTTTACTTCTGCTGGATTCATCCAGTAGTCTTTGCCACCTATTATCTCTTGTAACTCTTTTGTATTTAAGAACTCTTTGTAAACTGTATTAAATAAGTGCCTGGCCCATTTATCATCTGCCATTACACCTGCCAATTGTTCACTCCCTTTACCCCAATTACCTGAACTGTATGTATGAAACATGAAGTGGCTATGTTCTGATATCTCACAAACATCTGCTGTTAAAAATACAAGTGTAGCTGCTGACATACACATACCTTCCACCGAAGCAATTACTGTCGCTGGTGTTTCTTGCATAGCCCTCATCATTTGTATAGCTGTAAAGATCTCACCTCCGTTGGAATTAATATGAATGTAAACAACATCATTCTCTGAGGCTGCTCTCATCATTTGGTTCCAATCCTGATAGTCTTTTGCATCTCCTATTGAGCCTGTTAGATACAGGTCATAGATGTTAGCTACTGGTCTTTGGTATGCGTTCTGTAATTGGTTTTTATTTAGTCCGCTGTTAGATTCGCTCATAGTATCTTGTAACCGCCTTTATCTTTTCAATTTGTTTATCAATTATTGCCGTTCTATTTGGCCAATGTATATATTCCTTTTCAGGATTTTTTTGTAAATTGTAAAGTAAAGGGAGGACAAGATCCTCTACATCACGAAGTTTGTTTGCCACATCTTGTTCGACTAGAGCTTTATGCTCATCAACCATACCTGAGTTATCAATTTGAAGTAACTTAGCTTCTAATTGAACTATCTTATCTATGATTGCGTCTGAATCTACAGAAGGTGCTGCAGGAGCTGGTGTACCTGTTTGTTCAGGTTCATCAACCGCTGTAAAACCAAAGTCAAAATCTTCTGCCATCTGTTTCTCCTATTCCAACTATTTATAATTGCTTGGATCGTTTCTTAGATCTCTGGTACTTCTTTACCTTCTTATCTATAGCCTTAAATGCCCTATCTAATTTCATTTTAGATACTCTCATAGTAAAGTTCAGTCCTAACATGTGATCGTACTCATGTTGTATAACACGACTCGTTACACCTTCATAAGTTTCCATTTGTTCTTCACCATCCTCGTCCCAATATTTTATCATTGCCTGTTTAGGTCTTTTAACCATAAGCCACAAACCGGGAAAGGATAAACATCCTTCTTTCATTGATTCTGTTTCATCACCAACACCAACAATCAAAGGATTAAAGAATGCTTTTTGCATTCCATCTACTTGGCCATCTCCTATAACAAATACGGCCATATCTAAACCTACTTGATTAGCTGATAAACCTACTCCACCCAAGTCATTCATCTTTGTAAGTAATAATTTTGTTATTTCTTTTGCATCTTCTTTTTCAAAATCAAATGGGTTAGGTTTTCTTTTAAGTATAGGATCAGTAAAAGGTATCAACTCTAGTTCGTCTACAGCTGTTACTTCATTTGTTTCTGTTACTGTTACTTCTTCCATACTTATAAACCTAATTGATCAAATATTGCTTCATCATATTTTACTGTAATCTCATCTCCTGCTGATACATCTTTCTCTATAACTAGAAAACATGAGACGCCATTTCTGAAATGATCTACTCTTGCATTGGGTGTATTACTATGATTAACAAACGCTCCTAGTGCAGTACGCACCCACTCTTTCCGTTCCCAAGTTCTAGTTTCATCATCAAAGTTTTGCGTTAGAAAACTATGTGTCTCTCCTAACTCTGTATTAGCTGGTATGTCTGCCTTAGCAAACAAACCCTGTCCATCTATAGGACTGTCTTTTATATGTACTGTCGCTGGTAAAGGCCTATAACCTCTACCCGTAAATTCACCCATGTAATACCTCTAGTTGCTGATAGCCACCAATTGGTTCTCCATCTATAAATATTTGTGGGAATGTTCTAGCATCAGGAACCATTTCAAATAGTTCTTCAGCAGTATAATCTGCATCTAGTAATTTGTATTCATAATCTAATCCTTTTTGTTCGCATAGTGCTTTAGCTCTATCACAAAAAGTACAACGGGGCTTTCCATATATTGTAATCATTTTCTTCCTTTTAAAAATTCTATCCCAATTATCTCTATAAGCGTCGTTGTCTTTACCTCTACGCTTACTTCCTTTTCCACCATGCCACTGGCTCACTTAGCTATTACAGAATAGTTCTGTCTCTTTTCAAACTTAACAACAGATCTAAACTTATCAAATAGTTGATCACCCTTATGTGAAATTACAAAGACATTTGTATCTTCGCCGATAGTGTTCAACAGTTGCATAACATAGTCTGTCCCATTAGTATCTAAACTACTATCAAAGACTTCATCTAATAATAATATGTTAGTGCTAGCGCTGTTCTTCATCTTAGCAATAGTTCTCCATGTAAACACCAGGGCTAAATCTATTCTTTGTTTTTCACCTTCACTAAAAGATGCGTAACTAAATTTATCTCTGTGCCTAGACTTAATTGTTTCTTTAAATGTTTCATCTAAGTCAAACTGAACGAAGAAATCCATTGCAGCTAAATATTTATTAACAAGTTTATTTATTATTGGTAAGTATGCTTTTATTATTTTTGTTTTGATTCCGGTATCCTGTAACATTGCTTTGGCCACATCATAATAATGTTCATCTTCTGCTAATGTACTCTTATTACCTACCTTCGCTATTGTTTCTTTTGCTAATGTTTTTAACTTAGTTTTCTCTTCTGTAATGTTACCTGTCTTTTGTTCTGTATCATTAAGTTCTAACTGGAGTCTTTGAAGTATCCTTTGTTGAGTAATGATCTCATTATTAGTACTCATAATTACAGCGTCTAAGTCTTGAACCTGCTTAACAAGTTTCTCGACGTCGCTATACTGCGTATCCAGATCTGTTAGAGCCTTTTCAAGTTCTGAGATCTTAGTCTGATCTCTTTCTGTCATTAATTTTTTATGATCGTGCTCTATACCTTGCTGGCATGTAGGACATTCGTCTGTATTATGAAAGAAGTCTAAGTCTCTTCTGTGTTTAGTAACTTGGGCTTCAAACTTTGTTCTAAAAGTTTCAAGTTGTCTTTTCTTTTCTTCAGGAGTCCCAAGCGCCGACTTCTCCTCTGTGTATCTGCTGACTTCTTCAGTAGCCGTCTCGATCGTTTCATCTGTTTCCTTAATAGATTTTTGTATTTCAATTACCTTAGAAGACTTATCATCTTCTAATGTTTTAATGTATTGTTCTTGTAGTGTGGCCTTTTGTTTGGCTACATCTATTTCGCCTTCAATAATTCTTTTTTCATTTTCTAATTGAACTAATTTTGTCTTTAGCACAGAATTCATACTTGTAAATATACTTATGTCTAATATGTCTTCAATTATCTCACGCCTCGCTCCTAAATGTAACTGCATAAAAGGAGTAAAAGAAGCACTACCTAACATCACAATCTGTGTAAATGATTTGTAATTTAGTTTAAGAATGTTCTCTTCTAAATACTTTTGGAAATCTCTGATGTTGGCATTCTTATCTAACTTCTCACCATTAATTTCTATCTCAAAAATTCTAGGTTGTAAACCTCTCTTGATACAATAGTTTTTACTACCTATCTGAAAGTTAATATCTACTCTAAGGTTCTTACCATTAATAGTATTTATTAATTGTGGTTTGGATACATTCCTAAAAGGCTTATTAAATAAAGCAAATGTCAAAGCATCTAATAATGTAGACTTGCCTGTGCCGTTCTCACCTACAATTAATGTACTAGGAGACTTTGTAAAATCAATCTCTGTATAGGCATTACCTGTAGATAGAAAGTTCTTCCATCTAATATTTTTAAATTGTATCATATAGTATCTTGTGCCTCGATGTAGAGGCTCTGTAATAAGTTTTTAATTCTTTGCTTATCTAAATCTGTTTCAACAACATCAACATACTCTTTCAATAAGGTCATTGTATCTTCCAAGTCTATGTCTTCACCTAAGGCTTCGTCTTCAAACTCTGAGAAGTCTTCTATAATTTTAAGATCAATTAAGTTGTAGGTGTATAACTTGTCTACAAAAGAATCAAACTTTTTAAAGTCTGTCTTCTTATTTACAATAAGCTTAACACTACAACCGCTGATATCATTAAAATCGAAATTGCTAATGGCATTGACACCTTCGAATGTTGAATCGTCGTAATAAATTTTGTGGAAGATTCTATACGGGTTGTTGACATATTCCAAATCTCTTTTAACTGTGTCATAAATGGCGAAACCTCTAGGGTCATTGTAGTCTGACCAAGTAATTTCATAAGGGTTGCCCATGTATGTAATATTGCCTCTGCTATGACGATGATGAAAGTGGCCACTAACCACAAGGTCAAAATCAATAAAAGCGTCAGTATCCATGCCATGCATATTAGGCATTCCAGGAAGCATGTCGTAACCTGCGAATTCAAAATGTCCGAAGCAAGTCTTTGCATCAGTCTTTGAAATTTTGGCCATAGTCCTGTCATAATTTTCTCCACATATCCATGGAAGGTATAGTACCTTCTCTCTATCTAACATTATCTCTGTTGGTTCTTGATATAATGTTATGTTATTATATTCTCCTAACAATAAATCAGGAGAGTTTACATCATTTGTATTCTTAAAATAGGTATCATGATTACCAGGAATCATATGTATATCTATACCAAACTTTGCTGCCTCACTAAAGAAATATTTTTTACAAGACTGAAGTGTATTAAAATTAATATACTTCCTTCTATCAAATACATCACCTAGGTGGCATACAGTTTTAATGTCATTGTCAACCAAGTAAGGAAAGAATATATTCTTGTAAAACCTAGCAAAGAATTTATCAAATGCTAGACTATCACTCCTGGCACCAAAATGGGTGTCTGTAACTAAGGCTACTTTCATAAGTTAGCCTTCGTAAATAGCGCTATTGGCCCCGTGTTCTCGAACTTCGCAACTGACACAGAAACATCTGCCACCAGTTTGTTTACTTACTAAATCGTTTGCAAAGTGAAAAGCTTGCTCTGCAAACTTCTCACATCCAACACCATTCATAACTACTACTTCTGTTAATCCTTTTTCTTCTAGCTTTAAAAAATCTTGTAATGCAGGATCGTTTTTATCAACTGCATGTTTATGATCAAAGTTATTTTTTAACCATGCTTTTAAGTCCTTCAAGCCTCCAAAATCCACTACCCAATTCTTATTATCTAAACGATCACAACCAAATTTAAAACTAAACGACAAAGCGTAACCATGTAGTAAACTACAATGACTGTGCGTTGCTGCATGTTGTCTAAAAATTGCTGATAAGCCTTCTTCGTGGCCATATGTTTTCGTTGAATAATATTTGTAATCTATGTATGGGTCTGTCATATAAGCTCCTTGTATAAGTTTGTTGCAGTGAAGTATTGTTCTTCTAGCCTGTTTCTGTTTTCTATAATACATGTTTGTATCTCTGGTGACTGAAAATTCTCCATCATAGTTTCTATCTTGCCTATTAAGATAGTCTTATTGTCCTGATATCCTTTCCAGTCTATTGTAAATTGAGTTGGGTATTTAAATAAGTCATCATACATTTCTATATAAGATAACCTATTAGGAACAAGAGGCATACCACCTGCTCTTAGTATTTCATAACAGCTAATTCCTAATGTCTCTTGTAAATTTGCTGAGAATACCATCTTAGATTGTTCTAATAATTTATTATACTCTACTTTTGTAAGATTGTAATCATTACAATTAATGAATTCGTATTGTGGCAGTTCTGCTTTTAAGTCATTAAATATATTTAACTGTTTCTCAGGTGCGTTTCTGTGAGGGAATAGGATTATATCTTCTTTCTCTATTCTATCTGGCCTTATATAGTTACCTAAGTATTCCATTGGCCAACCAGTTCTAACAATTTTACTATTTAAATATTCTTCGTCTGAAGGATCAAAGAATGTAGTAGCAAACATTTCTATATGAAACTGACTAGCAAAATAATTTCTATCAATGGCATCAAAGAAAGCTAGTTCTGTGTGCCTAACCCAAGGTTTGTCTCCAATCTTTCTACCTAAAAAGTCTTGTGGATCATAACTTCCTGCATGCCACAGTCCATGTATTGTTGCATCTATCTGAAATAGATCTAACATGTATTTAAGATTAAGAATACCTGGATGCCAAGCATCTGCAAATACAAAATGATCTCCATTTGTTATTTGTCCTTTGTTAAAGTATTCTGCTAATAGTTTTACTTGTTCAGCTTTATAAATGTTCGTGCCTGCAAAGTTTAAGAAGGCACCAGGTGTAGTACAATCTGCTATACCTTCTGGTCCTTCAATAACTGTAATGTCTTGGCCAGTCTCATCTGCTATTTGCTGAGGAAATTCTGTTTTCCATTGAGCAGTATATCTAGTCTCGACATATTCTAAATCAACTAAATAAATCATTCTCTAGAATGCCTCCGTTTTCATTATCCTCATACACTTCAACTTTGACTGCACGATTAGGATAATGTTCTTCTATATAATTTATAAGATCTTCTGCTATCATTTCACATGAACGGTGGTCTAGTTGTAGTTCGCCTTCACCATATTGTTTTTCTAATTCTCTCTTAAATTGTATGAATTCTACATCACGATCGTTATGTGTGACTCCTAGTGTTACATAAAAATAGAACATGTGTCTATGAGGATAACCTAAGAAACTTACATCGTCCCAATCACCTGTTGCATATTTAGGATCTTTATCTGCTCCTGGAAACATGTGAACACCTTCCCTTTGGAAGGATACTTTAATAAACCTTTTACCAACTGACATATAAAACTAACTCCATTATACAAAATGATATCATCATTATAAAAACTAACCAACTGTTCATCCAAATAACTCCTCTAAACTTGCAGGTGCTTCTTTACCTACTGCCATTGACTTCATTGCACCACCTAAATATTGGTTGTTCTCCCAATAAGTAAAGTCTTCTTTATTTTTAACATTATATAGGTTCCTGAACTGGCCATCAAGTTTCATCTTACCCGTAAACTTAATTAAGGTTTCCTCATCTAACATCATCTGTTCTAGATGTTTCATAAAGTTTTGTATGGACATTAGTATAAATGCTGTCCTAACATATATCCACTTGTTCAAATCGCCATATTTATCTTTTGCTTTCATGCTAGGTGTATTCATAATAGAGTGAAATTCGTCTAAATCTACACCTAAATTGATTGTTTCTTGCACATTATTGTACATTTCTCGATACAAATTAGACATCTTTCTGCTAAACTTAGTTGTACCCTGTCCCATGTAATATAAACCTGTCTCAACCGCCCTGCTGTGTGTAGTAGAGTCATATGATATGTCTACATTGTCATATAAACCGTTCTGACAGAACACTAAGTAAGGAATAATACGCCTGATACTTCCTACACCTAATATATGTAAGTGCATTTTATCTTGTGGCCAAGTTTTAGCTATCTCACTAGCAATAAAAGCTCTTTTCACATCTTCTAATGGTCCTGTGCCCAAGGCAGCTGCACCCATAGCTACTCCACCAATTCTGTTGTGCCATTCATTAGGTATCTCACCAAGTAAACACTCATACCATCTTAGATATGTATCAACATCATTGCCTTGTAGAATAATATATGGTTTGCAACTGCTCTCTTTCTTATCAAAAATTTCTAATTGTCTTTTAACATTACGGCCTGTCTTTTTAGCAAGCTCTTCATAGTTCTCATAATCAAAGAACCTCTGTTTAACATCATTTCTATCTGATCTTTCACCTGTAAGTATAACAGGTATCTCATCAAAGCACATACCCACATCTGCCCACTCTGCTTGGTTCTCATATACTTTGTCTTTTAATTCATCTGTAATTGTCATGCCTTGTGTAACAATCTGTAGGCCACCTGAGTCTGCGTGGATACTATGTACATGATCTTTATATGCTGTAAACCTTTCGCCAAAACTTGACTCTGTATGTGCATTATATAACATAGAAAACTTGTGACTATGCACTCCTGTTACTAATTTATCTAGTAACATATTAATAATTTGTGAATTCGTTTCGTCTTTGGCTATACCAGGATTACTAAACCTCATATAAGAGGTTCCTGATACTACATAATCTAATTTTCTATCCATACATACTCCCTACTATAAATCCTAGAGCAAATATAAACCAATCAAATATGAAGTGCATAATAAAAGACAATGCAAATATTTCTTTCCAATGTACTTTACATATATCTAACCATTCTAATATCTTATTCATGACTTTAATATTTCAATTAACATATTTGCCTGTGCTGTTGCATCGTCTAACGCATTGTGATTATTTGCTTTAGGTAATCTTTTATCTAGCACATTCATTAATGTTCTTAAACAAGATATATCCCAAAATTTCCAAGGGATAAACATGTCCAAGGCTCTATAGGCACTTTCTAAAATAACAACATCAAAATTGGCACCATAACCCCATATAGGAATGGACTCTTTTCCATACCATATAGTGAATTTATCTATTGCCTCTTGTAGTGGGACTGGATTTTGTTGCCAAGCTTGTTGTGCCTCTTTACTTTGTTCACCCCACCATTTTATTGTGTCAGGATCTATATGTAGTCCTGCTTCCTTACAAGTTCTACCATCTACATTTATATAGAAGGTGTCAGTAATTTCCATATCCTCTACAAGTACTGCTCCAATAGAAACAATACACGCATTAGCATGAGTGCTTAATGTTTCTAAGTCAACGACTACTTGTTTAGTAGTGTCCATTTCCTATTTCCTGTAATTTAATATTATCCATAAACTCTTCTTTTAATGAAGGGTTCGTTTTAAGTTCGCCTTTAAGAACAGTTGTCTGTGTAGAACTATTACTTGCCATAATGCCTCTGTTCTCACAGCAACCATGTCTTGCTTTAATGTAAACACCTACTGCTTTAGACTTTGTAAGTTTCTCAATTCTATATGCTATCATCTCACAAAGTTCTTCTTGTAAATGTCCTCTTGAAGCTAAGTGCTGTGCCACTCTAGAATATTTTGAAAGTCCTATAACTTCTTCTCCTGGCATACATGCAATATAAGCTGTGCCTGAAACAGGTTGGTGATGGTGTGAACACATACTTTTTAATTCTGTTCTAACAACAATCAACTGATCGTATTGTCCATCATTAGGGAATGCTGTAATCCTAGGATCTTTCCTATACCTGCCTCCCATAATTTCATTTACATACATCTTTGCCAAACGGTGTGCTGTTCCCATACTGTTTGGATCATTTGTTGTGTCTATAATAAGACTCTGTAGAACTGCTTCAAACTTTTCTTCTAGTTCTTCAATAAGATCTGCAGTTTCACCTGGCATTATATACTTTGAAATATTATCAGAAGCAAAATACCTATGGCCATCTACTTCTAACCGTTGTTTAATTTTATCACTTGTACTCATTTGCTTAACCTCTCCTTTGCTTCTTTCATTAATCTCATAGTTTTAATATGATTAGAATGGTGTATCCTTTTCTTTTTAAAATCTTTATTTTTGTTCTTGCATGTTATTGCCATTAAATTTTCTCCCATGGATATATTAACCATCTATTCTCATTATAGAGTCTCTGTCCTACAAAATCAAGCTCTAAATCTGCTTTTTGGTGTAATACAGCCCAACGACTATCAGGTATAATTTCTTTTATCTGTGTAATAGTTTTACCACTATCACAAATATCATCTACGAATAGAGTCCCGTTTAAATTCTTGTTAAAATTGTTAGCTTTAATTGTATCTTTGAAATGTCCGTCTCTGGTTTGCCATTCTAGTGGTTCAAAGCCAGCGCCTAGCCTGTGTGATAACATAACACCAGGTATTAGGCCTCCTCTAGATATACCTACTATTTTATCTATAGGTGTTTCTATCTTTTCATGAACGATATCTAACAATTCATCAATATCATTCCAAGTTACATGTATAAATTCATTCATCATAATTTAATTGCCAATAATAAAAATATGCAGAGCTGTATAAGTATAACTAGGAATAACTCTACTGCTAATATAGTATGATACCAAATCCACCTAGTCTTATAAGCATTATCAATACTTAAATCATCTGGATCTGGATCGTTCCATTGTTCAACATCTTGCTTTGGGTGTTTACCCCATAAGACTTCTTTAATATTTTTCCATTTCATTTAAGTACCCCAAGCGTTGCCAAATAAATCAATATGTAATCGAGGGCTAAATTTATATCCTGTTTTCATACAAGCTTCTGCTACGCCTTTAGCAGTTAATGTTTGTTGTTCTAATGTTGCGCCTTCAGGCATACAGTAAACAGAATCTATCTGTACCCCATGATCTTGATAGGTCATATAAAATTTATTAACCTCATCAAAATCTGTTATGTCTCTAACGACAAATTTATTATATAAATGACTATTGAAAACTTGGTTCATTGAAATTAAAACCTCAGGTATTAACGCATCTTCATTTGTCTCACCACTAAGACTTAACTTAGGTGATGTGCTCCAAGTTACATGTATGTCTTTGTTATTTGTATTAAAGAAATTAATTAACTCAGGTTTAACTTCTTGTGTTCCATTAGTTTCAAATGTTACATTCTTTAATCCTACTTCCATACACATTTCTATTAGTTCAGGCCAACACCTTTGCCAACCTAATAAAGGTTCACCACCTGTAATAACTAAATGTATGTCATTGTTCTCATCAAACCTACCTCTAGGAAGTAACCCAACAATATGTTCAAACACCTGATCAACTGTTCTTGTCATTTGTAAATGTTTATATTTCATAGCCCAACTAGCAGAACTATCACAACCAACAGGTGTAACAGGTAATTGATCTATGCTTGTATAAGCGTCTGGATTGTTTTTATCCCCTAAAGGGTCTGTCATATATGGCATTTCTTCTACAGGAATGAGATTGCCTCTCTCCTGTCCAAATCCTCTGCATTCAAAGTTACATCCAAAGACTCTTAAGAACACACTAGGAACTCCTACGAATCTACCTTCGCCTTGAATTGAATAAAATGCTTCACTATATCTCAGTTTCATATTATGACATTATATATAAGAGTTAACCAATGTTCAACTACTTTTTAGCGCTTTTGGTTGCCCTTTTCTTTGCTTCTTCCTTTTCCTTAGCAGCTGCTTCCTCTGCTTTAATTTTTTCGTCCAAATATTTTGGCCTACGCTTAACTACCTTCTTACCTTCATTAGCTTTATCCGCTGCTGCGTTATCTGCCTCTGCCTGTTCAATCATATTTCTCATATAACTAAGGTAATCATTAGAGTGCTGGCTTCCGTCTGCACTTTGTTCTAATATTTGATCTATGTCCAAGCTCTTAATATATTTGAACTTGGTTTCCATTTGTCTCTTCTCTTTTTGGATACGCCTGATAAAAGCGTAGTATGTGATTTGTGTAAAGTATGCAAAAGGATTTCTTGATTTTGCTGGATCAAAGTTATCCATATATGTAAGACAGTTTTCAATACCATCTAAAATCATTTCATCTCTAAATGTATAATTTACAAAGTTTGATTTATATGCTAAGTGGTTTGCTATTTTAACAAAGCACTCACCAATATAATTTGTTACCTGTGGTCTATCCTCGCCACTCTCTTCTGCTTCAATTCTTAGCTCCCTATACGCACTTATCTTTGCAAGGAATTCCTTGTTGTCTATATAGTGTGCTGAATTGGGATCTCTCCTTACTCTTTTAGCCATAATATACTCCTAATGTATTTTGCCTTTTATAATTGCATCTGCAAGTTCTGTCATTGTGTCTGCATCTAACACTTGTTCTTCTTCTGGTGGTGCTGGATCAACCAAACTACCTCTCCAAGTAGCTTCTCGGAAATAAATTTGTTCTACCATTCTTTCATAACCATCAACAAATTGTTCTTGTAATGTAGATATATTAATAACATTATATCTTTCAATGCTAAAAATATTTTCTTCTGCTATTGCTACCCAAGGCCTGAGACTTATTGCCTCTCCTAGAATACCTGCCATGGGTTCCACATGTGGAACCAGTTCAATAGGATGTTCTATTTCTACAAGATCTCCATCATTAGATACTTTACCAACTATGGTAGTACCATCCATTAATTTTAATATTGATATTTGTTCAGACATTTAATTTATTATCAACCGGTATAACTTTATGTTCGTAATCAAAACCTTCTTCGTTATAAAGCCTGACCCTCTCTTTTAAGTGTTTAATAGTGTAATTCTCATGTTGTCCTACCACTAAATTATCACCAATATCAAATAAATTACACACTACCTTCTGATCTCCTTTACGGAGGCCTCTTCCTATTGATTGTAAGTTTCTAATTCTACTCTTGCCGGGTGAGGCAAATACAATATTATGAAGGTTCCTTATATTTATACCCGTTGAAAATGTACCGTATGAGGCAACAATAATAGCATCATTTTCTTTTTCTGTTATTGCTCTAATGTCTTCTCTAACTTGTGTGTCAACTTCTCCAGATACAAAAAATACTTTCCTACCTTTATCCACTGCTTTACTTATCATATCATATAATACTTTGCCATGCTTTTCTACGAACTGAAATAACACTAAAGTATTGCCGTCTTGTTCTATTACTTTATCTTTTATAATAAGATTACGATCTTCGTTTCTAACTAACCAATCCATTTCCTCTTGATATGTCATTCCCTTAGTTTCTTTCCTTTGTTTCTCTGGATATTCTAAAACCATTATTTTAATTTTAAGGTTGGCCAGCTGTTTAGAATCTATTAATTTTTTAGTTGTAGTAACCTTATGTACTTGTCCAAACACACCTTCTAATACTAACTGGTGTGTCTTAGTTCCATCTAATGTCCCTGTTGTTCCTACTCTAAAAGGAGTATTAGTACACTTTCCCATTAGAGTTGTTAATGACTTTGCTTTAAACAAGTGTGCTTCATCTCCATAGAATACATCAAACTGATCAAACCATTGTTTAGGATATTTGTATATAGATTGCCATGTACTAATAGTTATAGGATATTCATTTGTTTTTTCTTTACCACCATATATCCTATGACAATTCTCCTGTACCTTCCAACCATTCTTAGTTGAATAGTCTGCGAAGTCTCCATACATTTGTTCTACCAACGATGTAGTGGGTACAATTATTAATTGCTTCCTACTTTTTAGCTGGTGATAACGAACAAGGCTGTAAATAATAAGAGACTTCCCACTAGCAGTAGGAGATAAGAGTAAAACTCTCCCATCTTTAATTGCCTTTGTAACTGCTTCTTTCTGATAATCGCGTATCTCGATGTCTTTCTCATTTGATTGTAACCTCAGCTCCTGTGTGAATCTATCAATGTCAATTTCCTCACCAATATTAGGTACATCTACTTCTATATCATACCCTAATGTCTCAGCGAATATTTTTAAGTAGGGTAATAGGCCTACATATAATTCTTTTTTGTATATGTTGTATAGTCTTGCTTTGCCATCCCATACTCTTTTCTTGTATAGTGGCATGAACCTTGCGCCAGGTATTTCAAAAGTAAAGTAATCACATATTTCCTGTGTAATGCCTGGGTCTGCATCTACAACAATATGTACTTCATCTTTCTTTGTTACCTTGATCAACTTTTTTTGCTCCTAGATACCGGCCAAATATTTTTTACTAATAAGACCCTTGCTGAAACTTGGTCCATTCAATAGCGTTTTTTATATCAAAAGATCTGCTTGAAATCGACTTCATAACACTCTCACATAGGGTCATACAAGTGTTTATATACTCTAATTTATCAGTTAATTTAATAACATCAGGGTCTGTATCTAAGAAGTCATTCATTTGATTAT